GTACTTGTTTCAATCTTCTTACTTGTTTGACGTCACAGGCCTTATCATAATCTGGTTTTTATTCTGGAGTATTGAAAGTTTCCGTAATTTTATTACGCAGTATTTGCTGAGATTACAAATTAAACAACAATTCGGGACGTATGTATCTCCAGACCTCGTGAAAAAATTACAGGAGGACCCAACATTGCTGAGATTGGGTGGGGAGACGAAACGACTCACTTTTCTTTTTTCAGATATTCGAGGATTCACACCAATTTCTGAAAAATACCAAAAAGACCCGCAAGGTCTTACAAAATTAATCAACCGATTTTTGGATAATCAAACAGAAATCATACTAAAACATGGCGGAACCATAGATAAATACATGGGAGACTGTATTATGGCTTTCTGGAACGCACCACTTGACATCGATGATCAAGAAAGAAAGGCTACAGAGTGTGTACTCGAGATGCGCGAGGCACTAGGAGAATTAAATGAAAAACTTAAAGAAGAAAATCTTGACCAAATTAATACAGGAGCAGGAATTAATACTGGCTTATGCGTCGTTGGTAACTTTGGTAGTAGTAGTCGTTTTGATTACTCTGTCTTAGGAGATGCTGTAAACTTAGCTGCCCGATTAGAGTCCTCATGTAAGAACTACGATGTCGATCTTGTTATATCTGAGTACAGTTTAGTTGACGGATACGACTACGAGTTCTTGGATGAAGTAACGGTAAAAGGCAAGTCGGAACCAGTTAAAATATACACCATCAGAAAATAGTACTTGACACTTCTGCTCACTTTTGATATAATTATGAACATATGAAGAAAAATCTTCAAGAATATTAGGGAATTCAATATGGAACTTAACGAAGTCGCTGCAGATTTAGCGAAACACGAAGCTGTGTGTGCAGAAAGATGGAAAACTGCGTTTAATAAATTTGCAGATGTTGAAAAACAAATTAATAGAATCGAATCAATAATGATTGGAGTCGCAGGCACTCTAATATTAGGAGGTGTATCTACTATTGGAACAATAGTAATGATGCACAGTTAAAGGAAAAAGTATGATAAAAGGATACGAAACAAAAGATGTAAAAGCATCAAAAACCAAATCTGTAGAAGAGGGCGTTATTTTTGAAGACGGAGAGCACTGGAGCTTTAATTGGAATAACGAAAAATTAAACTTTGTAAAAGAGAAGTTTGCAAAAATAGCACTAGAAAGATTAAAAAATGAGCAATAGTATAGAAGAAGCTTTGAAAAAAGCAGTTGAGAAAACAGACTCAACAAAAGTCGTTGACGGAGAGGGTGCAGAACCTTCACAAGAACTTTCAGCAAGAGTTAAAAAACTTATGGCTAGAAAGACTAATCTAAGGCGACTACGCAGAAAAAAATTACCAAAAGTACTTAGATGAAGAAAAAGCTTTCCCACGAGGAACGCTATAAGATCTGCAAAGAATGCCCAAACCTAGATAAAAGGTGGAAGGTCTGTAAAGTTTGTAATTGTTTTATGCCCCTCAAAACAAAAATTAGATGGGCAGAGTGTCCTGAGGAACCCCCTCGTTGGACATAGGGAGAGAGTATGCCTTACGGTAAAGGAACTTACGGCGGAAAGGTTGGAAGACCTAAGAAGAAGAAAAGACGTGGCAAGAAGAAGAAAAAGTAGAAGTACTCGTAAAAAGAGAAACATACCTACTAACGCAAAACTTTATGCCAGAATCAAAGCAAAAACAAAAAGAAAATTTGCAGTCTATCCCAGTGCCTATGCAAATGCATACCTAGTCAGAGAATATAAAAAAGCTGGCGGGAGGTATCGTCGTGGCTAGTACAGGATTAAAGAAATGGTTCAAAGAAAAGTGGGTGGATATTGGTCGTCCTAAAAAGAAAGGCAAATATCAACCTTGTGGTAGAGGAAAAGCAAAAACTTCCAGAAAAGGCTACCCAAAATGCGTACCTCTAGCTCGTGCTAGAACTATGAGCAAAGCTCAAAAGAAATCTGCTGTTCGTAGAAAACGAGCAGTAAGACAAGGAGTGAGAGGTAAACCAACAAATGTTCGAACAATCGCAAAAAGAAAAACTAGACGAGGTAAGAGATAAAGAACGTCAGTTTGCTGACTGGGCTCTTCAAAGAATTTCTCAAGGCGAGTTTCGGGAAAATTATTATAAATTATTAAAACAATTCGAGGAAGAAAATGGTAGAATGGTTAAAGATTAAATGGACACAGTTTGTGAACATTGTCTCAGGTCAAGATAAAAACTGGGACGGCCAAGTGGATATCAAAGATAAAATGATTGAAGCTGAAGAAAAGGCTAAAAGCTAAAATTCATTAGCTAAGTCATACAAGGACTAGCATGAACAGAAAAGAAATTATAAACGAAATATTCGGAGTAGTACAGCTATCCCGACAATTTTGTGATGCTCTAGAAAATAAACTTATGTGGAGTCAAGAGCTTAGAGAAATATTAAATTCTCCACACACTAATAAAGAATTATTAAAAACTCATTTAAAAAATGGGACGGAACAGGCATAGCCTGTTTAGGAAAAGAAAATGGCAAGACAAGGCGGATTTCTAAGCGGACCTAGTGTACATGGTACATCAAAGTTAGCTAAACATAAATTAAAAAGAGGTGTCACTAGAGACATGAACGCAGCTGCAGGAAACTTTGTTAATACAAAGACTCCTATGTCCACTCCAGGTGGATTCTACGGAGCTGCCCCGAAAGCAATCGGACCAAGATTCGGAAAAACTACTAACCCTAAAAGGGCAAGATTTAGTAAAAAAGGTGCAGGCCGAATACTACGTAGAAGATAAATATTATACATAAAGACTTTCATAAATTTATGAAAGCAGGACGACTACAATATGTCGTGAACATGATACACAATGGCACTAACGAAAGCAGAAAAAGCAAGGCTAAAAAAAGCAGGACTCTCAAGACTAAACAGTCCAAAGAGGACTCCTAAGCACCGAACAAAGAAAGCAGTTGTAGCTGTAAGAGTCGGTGGCAAAGTGAAAATCATTCGCTTTGGAGCGCAAGGTATGGGGCATAATTATAGCCCAGAAGCCAGAAGAAGTTTCAAAGCAAGACATGGAAGAAATATTGCAAAAGGCAAATCTTCCGCAGCCTATTGGGCAAACAAAGTATTTTGGGCAGGTAAAGGTGGTTCAAAGAAAAGACCACCTGCGTCCCAAAAAAGAAGATTTGGAAGTAAAAGAAGAAAAGGATGACAATACCAAAAGTAATAGATCGAAGAGCAGTATGGCTAGAAGGATTATCCTTACATGCCGCAGAAGTACTCAAAAAACTTCAGACACGTCAAGTGAATGGAATAACTCCATCTGAAGCTGAGAGTGATATTATCGATTTATGTGGTGGTTATCTATACCTTTTAACGCTTGCAAAAGAACACGGACTCTTTGATTCCGACGATCCCTTTAACTTATTTGAAAAAGAGACCCTCCATTGATAGAAGTAAGCCGTTCCGATGTAGTGCAAGACTACTTAATGGAACTAAACCCCGAAACAAGATTTATTAAGTTACCTATAGACGGGTATCTTGATTTATTAAATGTAATACCAAATACCTCCCAAACTGCACTTATTAATGCAATCAACAATCCCAAATATCGTTTCGTCTGTGCAGCAGTATCACGACGACAAGGAAAAACATATATTAGTAATATTATAGGACAACTAACTTGTTTAGTACCAGGCTCACATGTATTACTTATGTCACCTAACTACTCATTATCTCAAATATCATTTGACTTACAGAGAAATCTCATCAAGCATTTTGATTTAGAGGTAACACGAGATAACGCAAAAGACAAAGTTATTGAACTATCAAACGGTTCTACTATACGAATGGGTTCTATTAATCAAGTAAACTCAGTAGTTGGTAGAAGTTATGATTTAATTATATTCGATGAGGCAGCCTTAACAGATGGCAGAGATGCGTTCAATGTTGCACTGCGTCCTACACTAGATAAGGAAAACTCTAAAGCAATATTCATATCGACTCCTCGTGGCAGAAATAACTATTTTGCAGAATTTTATTACAGAGGCTGGTCAGAAGAGTTTCCAGAGTGGTGCAGTATAAAAGCTACTTACCATGAGAATCCAAGAGTTTCAGAAGCAGATATTATCGAAGCCAAGAAAACAATGTCCCAGGCAGAATTTAATCAAGAGTATATGGCAGACTTCAATGTATTTGAAGGTCAGGTGTGGGCATTTAATCACGAAGAATGCACAGCAGATTTAACAGAATTAGATGTTAGTCAAATGGATGTCTTTGGAGGACTTGACGTAGGATACAAAGATCCTACAGCATTTTGTGTAATTGCCTACGACTGGGATCAACAAAAGTATTACTTAGTTGACGAATATATGGATGCAGAACGGACTACAGAACAGCATGCCGTACAGATACGAAAATTAATTGATAAATGGGACATTGATTGGATTTATATTGACTCTGCAGCACAACAAACAAGATACGATTTCGCACAAAATTATGATATTAGTACTATTAATGCAAAGAAATCAGTACTAGATGGAATTGGGCATGTTGCAGGAATAGTGGACAATGATGCACTTATTGTAGACCAAAAATGTAAACAAGCGCAGATGTCACTAGATCAATACCAGTGGGATCCGAACCCTAATTTAATGAAAGAAAAACCAAAACACAATATGTCATCCCACATGGCTGATGCATTACGATATGCACTGTATACATTTGAAACTACAGCCACTACGTTTTAATAAGACCTGTAAAAAACAGTTCTTGACATATGATGTGACTTTTTGGTATAATTCTAATTAAGAG